CCAATCCCGCTTTGAAACGGCGTCACCACCAGGCACGCCGGCACCTGCCCCAGCTGCTCGGCCAAGGCCGCACGGCCGGCAGCGATCGCCCCTTTGGCCGCCTCACCAACCGGCCCCGGGTTGGTGCTGGCCAAACCCTCGAGGCCGGCCAGGCGCTGGGCCGTGCTGACCAGCTCGCCGCCGGCCAGGTCCTTGGCGGCCGTCAGGCCTCCCATCCATTGCGTGGCCTGTTCTGGCCAGCGCATGGTCACCGGTGCCCAGGTCATGCCGGCGTCGTCCAGGTGATGGCTTTCATGGCCTGCAGGTCCTTGTCGTCCAGGGCGTTGGCCAGGGTCTGCCTGAGGCTGTCGGCGTGCTGCATAGCGGCCTGTTTGAAGCGCACCAGGTCCTGGCTGACCTTTTGCAGCTGGGCGACGGTGTGCGGCCGAAAGGCTTTCACCTGGTCAACGTCATAACAGGGGTAAACGTCATCCATGCCCAGCAACACCTGGCCGTTTAAATCCACCTGGTCATCGATCGCGCTGCTGTAGCGGTGCAACTCTCCCAGCGCATCCGAATTGAAGCCGCCGGCGATGTATTGGCTGTATGCGGCGCCGATCGCCTGCTGCTTGTTGTCATGCAGTACGGCCAGCACGGCGTCGATATCGTCGGCCCATTCGCCGTCCTTCCAGATCTGGTTCGGCCCGGGCTTTTTCAGGGTGTAGCCGGCCGGGAGCAGTTCAAACCCTTCAAGGGTTCGCGGTTCGCCGGTGTCGATGCTGTAGACGACCACGCCGCCGAAGTAGTCCACCAGCTGCCAGGCCTGGCCATTCCACCAGGCGACTTTGTGTTCTGGGATCGTCGGCGGCGGGTTTTCCACACAGCCACCTGGAATCAGGTACACACCCGGCTCCAGGGGCGATTCGTAGGCCTCCACCGCGCCGATGTATACGCCCAGGTGGTCAGTCTGATAGACGAGTTTGTCAGTCATGATCGATCTCAATACTTGATGCAGAAAAGAAGGGCCAAGTTCTTCGGACGGGTTTCGGTACCGCCGGCAGCGGCGACCGACAGGGCGTGGGTGTGGGTACCGCCACCGCTAACGCCGATGTTGTGCGCGTGGTGACCGGCGTAACCGATGCCGACGTTATGCGCGTGCGCGCCGTCCACCGAGGTTGGGACGGTAAAGGTTGCTCCAATGGGGTTGCCGTCCAATGAGGCGCTACCGCCACTTGAGTGCACAGAACCCGGTACGTTGTGAGCATGTGCACCCTGGGCATCAGTCCAGGCGCTGTGAATATGCTCACCTTGCGCATCGGTCCATGCCGTGTGAACGTGATCGCCGACTGCGGTAGCCGTAGCCGTGTGTGCGTGAGAATGCAGCATCATGTCTTCGAACGAGCCAAAAGCACGGTTCGGGTCCAGCCCGCGACCATCGTCCCAGCCCCGAGGGAACAGTCCCCGCATATCAGGCAAGGTGAAGGTATCCACGCCGTCGCCAGCGCCGAACGTTGTACCGATACGGGCAAAGAGGCTGGCGAAGCTGGTGCGGGAAACCACCGCGCCGTTACAGGTCAACCAGCCAGTGGGCGCTACTTTCATCGCGAAAGCGGAAACCATCCCGGTCATCGAATCGCCGACCTGCTGTTGCAGTTTGTTCAGCGCGGCGGTGGTGGCCAGAATGTTGCTGCTGTTGGTTGCCGGGTCGTCGCTCTTGGCGTTGGGCAAGTTACCCAGCTCGACGTCCTCTTTCGTCGTCGCCCGGGCGCGTAGATTTTCATAGTCACCGTTGCGCGCAGCCAGGTATTGGATTAACGCGCCGGCAACTGGCTCATCAGACCGCAGATCCACGATCTGACTCGACGAGATAAAGTCAGCGATCGGCACGCAGTAGTGGCGGACGCCGGCAGCATCGGTGTAGTCCGCCTGATCGCCGTACACTACTTTCCAGCTTGCTACCCGGTCGTTGAGCTGGCGTTCCAGGCAGACGTCCAACCAGACTTTGCCCACGGGGATAACTCCCGTGACAGGGAACGGTTCGTCCAGGGCCAGCCGAATACCTTCGATGTAGGCCGCTCCTGGTCGGATCTGAAACGCGCTGCCGACCTTCTCAAAGGTCAGCGAACCGGCGAAAAAGCACGCACGGCCGTACAGCTTGCGATTGCTTAGCCGCGCGCGCTCATCGATACCGGCCAGGCGCACGGTAAAGTCATGCTGCCAGGTACTGGCGTCGATGGTGACGCCGGTCAGCTCCAGGGCACCGTCGAACGCCACTAGGAAGTTACGGGTGACGTTGTTGCCGATCTGCAGCGGCGGAATGTTCTTGCGCTTCTGCTGCAACGGCACGGACGACACGGCGAACAGCACGCCCTCTTCGTCCTCGAGGCCGACCCAGTTGAAATCCCAGTCGCCAATGTCCGATCCCAGCTGGGCGCTGTAGACCACCTGGTTGGGATTCACGTAGCCGGCGTTTTGCGCGGGGATGCTGTAGACGTGGACGATCTGCGCCGCCGGTGGCTTGCCGGCAGCGCGATCGAGTGGCGCCACAGGGTCCAGCCCCGGCACGTTCGCGAAAATGAATTTGCTGATGATCAGCGGTTTTTTCTGGCTTTGCTTTAGAGCAATCTGGCTTTCGCCGGCCAGGGTGATATTGGCGCTCACGGTGCGCTCCTACAGGCTGGCAACCAGCGTTTGCTGGTCGTCGTTAAAGTCGATCAAGGCGATTTGCAGCGCCACGGGGGTGATGGTCACGAAGTCGTAACGCCGGCACGTGCGGCCGTATTGCTGGATCAACACGCGCAGCAACTCCGGGTTCAATGACAGTTGGGCATTGCTGAATTTGAGCAGGACCACGTCCCAATCCCGATCGGGCTGGCGTTCCTCGATCTCGACGTAACCCACGCCCAGGCGCTCGAAAATGCGCTTCATGCCGGCGGTGCTGCCGGCGTCCACGGAGTTGATAAAGGCGTACTTCACCCGCAACCGGAACAAGGCCTCGGGCTCGCCGTTGAAGCGGGTGACGTCGCGCTGCCAGGCCCACAGTTCGAGGATGGTCAGGTGGCAGGTGTCCGGATCGATTTGCAGGTACGGCCAGCGCAGCCAGCCGGTGACGGTTTCCCACCAGGCCTGGGCGGCGGCGGTCAGCTTCGACAGTTCGGTCCCTTCCAGCCAGAACGGCAATTTGAGCTTGATCACTTCATCAACACCGTCAGTTTTTCGATCCGGGGGATGGATAGCGCGCTGACGATGTCCACCATCGGGGTAATCCTCAGCGACTCGATGCCGGGAAACTGGCCGTGCAGTTCCTCGGTCAATCGGCTGAAACTGAACCGCGACTGCGGGTAAGTGAGCGTCGGTTGATAGTCTCGGGGCGTGCTTTCACGGAACGCGGCTCGCACGAACAACTCGACTTCACTTTGCAGATCGATCACCTGGGCGGGCGTCAGGTTGGCCCGTGGCCAGACGCTGAACAGCAGGACCACCGGCACTTCGGGCATGACCATGGCCAGCAGATCATCGCCATGGCCATGGTTGCCCTGGTCGCGGATGTGCGCGTTGATTTGTTCCAAATAACTGTCCGCCGGCACACCGGCATCAAACAACACATAGGCGTTCGCACTGCCCGGCCCCCGGGGCGCACCGTGTTCGAAATACACGCCATCCGGCCGTACGCCCGGGAAGGCGGAAATCATGGCGCGATACACCGCGTCGGTGTGCCACTGGTTGACCGCCGAAAACTGGTTGCGCACACGCAGGCGCAGCTGGTCGTTCGGCTCCGGATCCGCACCAGGTGATGCCAGCCAGCCGTCCCTATTCGCCACCTGGATAATGCCCGGTACCGGGACTGGCAGGATCGCGTAGTAACCCGGCGCCAGATTGAAGCCGCTACCGGCCTCGATCGCCTCCACCGGCACTTCCAGCTGCAGCTGCCCCTGCTGAAAGGTCGCGGCGGCCGTGGTGGTCAGCTGGTAGACGTTGCCGTTGATCGCAGCGGACTGCACCGCGATACCTTTTTCCAGTTCCATCACGCCGTCCGGTGTCGCCCGGGTAAACAGCACTGTGCCCTGGGCTTTGGTCGCGCCCTTACGCTCGACATTGACCGCCCAAGCCAGCATGTCCAGCCAGGCGTCCACCGCTGTTTTCACAAAGAAGTTCGGCAGCACGGTCAGGCACAGGAAATCCAGCAGCCACAGCACCGGCTTGGTGACCAGCGCCGTCATCACCCGCCAGAACGGCGAATAGCTGCTGGTGTTGGCGACCTTGGCGCCTTGCGCTTCGACCTCCTTTTCCCAGGCGGCTTTCAAACCGGCCTCGGTGGTCGGGATGCCGGCGTCGGCGATCACCTGTTTAAAATCGACCTCACTCACAGGCTTACCTCGATCAATCCGAATTTCAGGGTTTTGGCGGTGACCAGGTACTGACCTGGCTCCAGCTGCATGATGTGCGCCGTCCCGGGTACCAGGCGCTCGTCGGCTTCCACCAGCAGCTCCATCTGCTGGATGCAGTCGCGTTGCCGCAGCCGATCGCGCTCGGCCACCAGCGTGACCAGTAGCCCGCTGTCACGGATCATGTGCGCGATGTCCTGAGCGATGCAGGCGCGGTCATCGATCAGCCGCGGCTGATGCGATGGGTCCAGCGCCAGGTCGTTGTCGACGATCAACAGGTCCACGTACTCGCTCATCCGCCCACCGCCATGGCGACCATGTTTTCCATCTCCAGCGGGGTGATGGCCTTGCCGGTGTGAATGTTCACGTTCTCCACATGCGTACCCTTGTTCTGGCTGCTGCTGTTGTTCTGGATGCTGGTCAGCAGGCCGCCGGGCGGTACCGCTGTCGGTCGCGTTGGGGAAAGGCTGGGGATGGCCGCGTTGATGGTCTGCTGGGCTTTCTGCGCGGCGTTGGCGGTGTCGGCGGCGTTGGTGGCCACGTCGATGCCGGGCACCTCGGGCATGCCGCCGAAACGCGCCTCGATGTTCACGCCGGGGATGCTGTTGATCATCTCGATCAGGCCATTGATGGCCTTGGTGAAGACGCCGACGATGCTGTCCCAGGCGCCTTTGGCCATGCCGGACCAGCCGCCCATGGAGTTGAACCAGTCGGACAGCACCTGGAACTGCTCGCTGACCCACTGGAACGCCTCGCTGTTGAGCAGCGCGCTGGTCCATTCATCCCAGTAGTAAATGGCCGCGACGACGATCGCGACCAGGGCCACAATGGCGATGAT